CTGGTGCAAAACGGACATACTCAGTCCAAGTTATTGGCAGATTCACCCTTTACGCTCCAAGACAGTCCAGACCAGTCGGGGGGCGGTTCAAATGGCTAAGATTCGAGGCAAAGCCAAACCCAGACTTGAAACTCCACGCATCAAGGGCAAGTCAAAAGGCAAAGAGTTCGCAGAATGGGTCGAGCGATACGCCGATCCTCTGATGCCATGGCAAAAGCATGTTTCAGAGCGCATGATGGTTGTCGATCGCAAGGGCGACTACAAAATAACCACACAAGGGCTTCTCATCGCTCGTCAGCAGGGCAAGACCCACTTAGCGCGTATGCGCATCCTTTATGAGTTGTTTGCTGAGCCACGAAAGAGCAGGGTGATTGGCTTATCCTCAAACCGCAACATGGCAATAGACACCTTCCGTCAGGTAGTCGATGTCATTGAATCCAATGATGAACTCAAGAGCCTTGTCAAACAGATTCGCTATGCGAACGGCCAAGAGTCAGTCACCTTGCTTGATGGATCGATGTATGAAATCGCAGCAGCGACTAGAGACGGAGTTCGAGGCAAAACCGCGCACCTAGTCTTTGTCGATGAGCTTCGTGAAATCAGCCGGGAAGCGTGGGCCGCTATTCGGCCGACTACAACAGCGACCAACGGAGTTCTGCTAACCGCATCAAACGCCGGAGACGCATTTAGCGAAGTCCTCAACAGCCTTCGTGAGACTGCTTTAAGTTACCCACCTAAGTCGCTGGGCTGGTGGGAGTATTCGGCAGAACCATTTTGCAAGCTGCAAGATGTTGATCAGATATTGCAAGCCAACCCTGCTATCGGTTACACGACGAAGTTGGAGACTATTCAGGAATACATCAAGACTGCAAAGCCTGAGGACGCTAGAACCGAGCATTTATGCCTCTGGGTTGATGCTATTAGCTCACCATGGCCTTATAGGGCCTTTGAGGACCTTACTGTGCAGGATTTACAGCTTTCACCCGGTGTTACCACAATCTTCGCTATCGACACCGCCATAACCAAGAAGAAGGCTTCCCTTGTGGCTGCTCAGCTTATGCCGGATGGCAAGATTGGCGTAGGCATCATGCAGCAATGGGAGTCTGAAGTCGCCATCGATGAGCTTAAGGTTGCAGTAGACATTAAGACTTGGTGGGATCGCTATCGGCCCACTATGTTGTGCTATGACAAGTACGCGACCGCCTCGATAGCCGACAGGCTCCAGAAGTCAGGTTGTAAGGTCGTGGACATGTCAGGGCAAATCTTCTACACAGCGTGTGGAGACTTGCTTGAAGCGATAGTCAACAATCGAATAACGCACAATGGCCAAGCCGAACTGGTGTCATCCATGAATAACTGTGGGGCGAAAGTGAATGACGCTGGCTGGCGTATCATTCGGCGCAAGTCAGCAGGGGATGTCTCTGCCGCAATCGCCTTGGCCATGGTGGTACACCAGCTCATGAAGCCACAGTCAAAACCTGCCATATTTGCGTAGATTGTCCGTTTTGTGTGGTATCCTATAACCTATGGCATTTTGGGATCGCTTCCTTCCAACCAACAAATCTGAGGTTAAGGCCCAATATGCCCCTTCCGTAATGACTGATGGATTCAGCTATTACGCGCCAGTATCTTTAACCCGAGTTGATCGCAATCTCGCGATGGCCATCCCCGGAATCATTAGATCACGCAATCTCATCGCTGGCACAATTGCAAGCATTCCGCTTCACCTTTATCGCAAATCAAATGATCAAAGACTTGGCTCACCTAAATGGTTAGAGCAACCTTGCATCAATCAGCCTCGATCGGTCACGATTGCTTATTTGGTTGATTCATTACTATTTTATGGGGTCGCTTATCTTAGAGTGACTGAGGTTTATCAAGATGATGGCCGTCCTTCACGCTTTGAGTGGATTGCACCCGGTCGCGTCACATTTAATACCGACCAAAATAACATCATGGTCACTCAATACTTTGTCGATGGTATTGCAGTACCTATGGACGGACTTGGCTCACTTGTAACATTTCAAGGATTAAGCGAAGGTATTTTAGATACTGGTGCGACCATTATTCGTCAGGCTTATGCAGTCCAAGAAGCTGCTTACAAATCCGCAGCATCACCGATTCCAACTGGCATCATTAAAAATACTGGTGCCGACCTTTCCGAGAATGAAGTTGCTGCACTATTGGCGCAATGGAAGTCTGCTCGTCAGCGTGGCGCTACCGCTTATCTAACTAGCACGCTTGATTACATGCCAAGCCAGTTCTCACCTAAAGACATGGGCTTTACAGACTTAATCACCAACATCAACACGCAGATTGCTCGCCTTTGCAATATCCCGGCTTATTACTTGTCAGCAGATGAAAATAACTCAATGACTTACGCGAATGTGCAGGATGAGCGCAAGCAACTGATTAGCCTTGCTCTGCAGCCTTACATCACCGCTATTGAATCTCGCCTCAGCATGGATGACATCACCAACTCGCAAAACTATGTCAGGTTTGCAGTTGATGAGACATTCTTGCGAGCAGATACCTTAACTCGTTTAACCGCAATCGAAAAGATGATTTCACTCGGCCTTATTTCGGTCGAGGAAGCACAAGAGATGGAAGATCTCTCACCGAATGGAACAGACAATGAAACTAACGATCGAAGCATCTGACATTCAGGCCGATGAAGGCCGTCGTCTTATTTCTGGCAAGATTCTGCCATTTGAAAGCGAAGTAGGCTTCACTAATGTCGGCAAAGTAAAGTTTCGTGCCGGCTCTGTTGAATGGGATGATGTCAAGAAGATTAAGTTTTTACTGGAACACGATTCACGCAAGCCTCTTGGTCGCGCTCAGTCAATCATGGCTGAAGATGGTGCGCTTTATGCAACATTCAAAGTCAGCGCGACAAATCGTGGAAACGATGCTCTTATCGAAGCATCAGAAGATCTTCGCTCCGGCCTTTCAGTCGGTGTTGAGGTCATAGATTCAAAACAAGTCGGTAATGTCCTTGAAGTTATCAAGGCTCGACTCGAAGAAGTCTCCTTGGTGAGTAAAGCGGCGTTCGCGTCAGCAGCAGTCACTCAGGTAGCAGCAGCCTCAGCAGAAGTTGAGGAAGCACAACCAACCAACAATGAAAGCGAGGCAGTCGTGGAGAATACTCCCGAAGCCGTTGCGCCCGAGGCAGTAGAAGCTCCAGCAGTGGAAGCCTCGCGCCCAACAGTGACCGCAGCTCACTATACAAAGCCGCGTTCACCAATCAACAGCCCTGCATCATTCTTGGAGCATTCCGTTCGCGCCAAACTTGGCGATGAGGAATCTGCTCTTTGGGTGAAGGCAGCATCAGACACGACCACAACCGAGGTTGCAGGTCTTGTACCAACACCACAACTCAGCACAATCTGGGATCCAAAATCCACCAATGTTCGCCCAGCAATCTCGGCGATCCGGACGGCCACCCTTCCTGCGGCAGGTATGACCTTCGAGATTCCTCGAGTCAAGACTGCCCCAACAGTTGCAGAAGTTTCCGAAGGCGGAGCATTCAGCGACACCCAGCTTGAAATCGAGTATGTATCTTGCTCAGTCAAGAAGTACGCAGGAATGCAGAAGTTTTCGGTTGAAGTTCTCGACCGCACTTCGCCAGCATTCTTTGAGGAACTCGTTCGCTTGATGGGTGCAGCTTACGCAAAGGCAACCGATGAGGCTGCTTTGACTGCAATCCAAGGTGGAACTCTTGACAGCACCACCATCACCCTTCCTTGGGATGGCGATGAGCTGTCAGCATTCATCTCACGCGCTGCTGCTTCAATCTACGCAGCAACCAAGCGATTCCCAACTGGCGTCGTCATGTCACCAAGCCAATGGGCAAACATGATTGCACTCAACGATTCCAACAAGCGACCATTGTTCAATGTCGCTGGATCACCAACAAACGCGTTTGGTGCAGTTGAGCCAGGATCACCAGTAGGCACACTCCTTGGCCTTCCAATCTATGTCGATCCTTATCAGGGAACGACTGGCGATGACACAATCGTTGTCGTCAATCGCGATTCCTTCGTCTGGTATGAGGCTGCTGGCCCACTTCAGCTCCGCACCAACATTGTCGGAACTGGTGAAATCGAAGTCGGATATTACGGCTACGGCTCAGCAGTAACTTTGACTGCCGCAGGCGCGTTCGGATTCAACAACGCTTCCTGATAGTCACTAAGAGTGAGGGTGGGTTCGAGGCTCGTCCCACCCTCACCTAACAAGAGAGGATAGAGATGGCTGCCACTTATGTGACCAAGGCCGAACTTCGTGCCAATCTTGGCATCGGCGCACTCTATTCTGATTCCATAGTTGAGGAAGTCTGCCAAGCAGCAGAAAACCTACTTATTGAAAAACTATGGTTCAACGAACAGACTGTCTACGCAATCAGCGCAGTCGGTACGACTGGCAGAATCTATATCAACGACAATCGCCAGCAGTTTGTTGTCGGCGACACTATTACTGTTGAGAATGTGCGCCAGCATTTTAATGGTTCACAGACAATCACCGCCATCGTCAATAATGGCGTTCATTACATCGAGTTTGTTAAAGCACAAATAACCACACGCGATTACCACACCATTGCACCATTCGGGCGCGTCTATGGTTCAACGAGCATTGATTACGCAACCCTTCCACAAGTCAGAGAAGCAGCCATGCTCATCGCTGTAGATATCTGGCAAGCGCGTCAAATGAGCGCAACAGGCGGCATTTCACCAGACTTCCAACCATCGCCCTATCGAATGGGCAACACGCTCATGGCTCGCGTTCGTGGGCTTATCGCAGATTATCTTCATCCCGGCGGGCTCGTAGGATGAGCGCGATAACCACACTACGAGGAACGATAGCAACCGCACTATCAAGCGCATCGGTGTGGTCGGTCTTTTCCTTTCCGCCAGCCACACCGATTGCCAATAGCTGCATCATCAGCCCCGATGATCCTTACATCACGCCCAATAACCTTGGCTACACAAGTGTCGCACCTTTAGTGAACTTTAAGATTACCCTCATCAAGCCATTGTTTGACAATCAAGGCAACCTCAATGGCATCGAAGATTACATTCTCGAACTCTGGAACAAGTTGGCTGCTTCTACGCTAAAATATAACATCGGCGAAGTATCCACTCCAGCAGTTATGAACCTCGCATCGGGCGACATGCTCGCGTGCGATGTCAAACTCTCAATCCTGTCGAGTTGGAGTTAATATGGATGAGCGAACAGCTTTTCTGGTCAAGATTGGCCAGATACCAGCCCCGGTAGAGACACCGAAGGCGAAATCACAACCTAAGAAGAAAGAAGAAGATCATGGCGATAAC